CGCTTTTTTAATATTCGAGTTGATTGCTTTTGCTCTACGAACTGCATGATAAACATCAACAATATTATAACCCCACATTGTGGTTTGTTTATAATATTCACGCTCACCACCTAATTTAAGTGATTTATCAACCCTTCTAATTTTACTATTACCATGTCTATCTAAAGTCTTAGCGATTAATTCAATATCTAACCCTAAAATATCACATCTAGTAAAAATAAAATGCCAGTCAAAGTTTTCTGAGTTATAACCAGCTATAACATCAGGTTTTAGTGTATTAATTACATCAAAAAATTTAAGAATTGAATAAGCTTCATAATCCCTTAATTCTTGTTTGGTACCTTCTTGTGGAACTTCTATAATTTCTTCGTAACCTCTATTATCTCTAATACCAACTTGAAATATTTTATCATCCTTATACCTAATAGGTTCATTGGTACTATCAAATTCATATAATTTGGTTAAATCTTCACCAGTACCCATCCTCTCTTTAATATCTTCAATATCTTCCTGAGATAATAATCGACCTTTTGGGTTTAATCCTGTTGTTTCTAAGTCAAATTGAAGTCTATGGACATCGTTATAATCATCCATCCCTTTAAACAATCGTCTACCAGTGGCAATTAAATATTGTTCAACTGGGTTTATTGTTATAAAATAACTTTTGTGTGAATCACCATAAACATCAATACCACCATCTTTAAAAAAATTTAATAATTTTGTATAAGGGCCTTTAACTTTGGCAATGTATTTAAAACCATTCTTCATTCGCCTAGCTTCTTCTTGGTCAGGCATGGAAGTTTTTAGTTTTTTAATAGAAACACCATATTTTTTTGCAGAGGCGGCAATTAAATTTCTTTTACCACCAAACATTATTTTAGTAACTTCCTCTTTAAACCATAAAAATGAAATTAATGAGTCTTTTGATATAAATTTACCTCTTTCAGGGTCATTAATTATCAATGAAACATCTGGGCTACCATATGGAATTTCTACACCTACAATATATTTCTTTTGGTTTCTACCCTCTAAGAACCTAGCAATAATTTCTTCGTCAACCATTTTTGTCTATAACTTTGTGCAATAAAACACAATTTTTAGCCAAAAAACAAGTTTTTTTTAAAGATTTTTATCATAATTTGTTACTTACCAGGTTTTTACGATATTCATTTGTATGATAAAAGTTTTAAAATGTAATACAAAAATATTCACGAATTTATGGAGATTTAAGAAGTTTAATTCTCAAGGATGTGAATATATAATTTATCTCTAATTGGGACTATTAGAGTACCAGAGCCATCTCTAAATACTATTTTAAATTCGCCAATATAAGTACCAGCTTGTTTAGTTTCTTTTTCTGTAAAGTAGTATGCAAGGTAATATTCTTCACCTACACAGTCACTTGAGGATTCTTTTAGTAAGCATAAAGCGTCTTTACCACCAATTCTTTTAACCCCAGTATTTGTATCTGTCATACAAAATGTTATATCAGAATTTTGTATCATATCATGGAATCTACTATAATCGTTTCGTCCATCGTTAATTAATTCCAATTTTAAAATCGGTAATGTTGCTTTTTTATTTATGTAAAAATCCATTTGTTCTTTTATTATAAATATATTGTTATGTATTTAAAGATTGAATTAATACAATTGCTTGGTCAATTGTTTGGAAACTCCTATTTGGAACCAATACATGTTTATCAAATATGATGATAGGGATTACAGGTTCACCAACGAAATCAAATAATTTAATGACATGTTCTCTATTGGAATCATCATCAATATTTATATTGGTGAACTCAAGGTTTAATTTGCTTAACTTTTCTTGTAAATCCTTACAATAAGGGCAATTATTACTTGTATATACTTTTATCATAACTCTAATCCGTTTTCTTCTAAATCATTTAATAATCTGGATAATCTATCACTAGTTTTATCACCTCTATTTAATATTTTATCAATATTTTTTTGTTTATTCATCACAGAATACCACATCACAAAAGATACTGTACCTCTAAATAATTGGTAATAAACTGAAACGTTATTTTTCTGCCCGATTCTGTAACAATTATGAACATTATAATTACCAACTACAAATGAGTGGTCATCTTCTACTGATAAATCATAAACCCTTTCCTCACCTCTTTTAGGTTTTGAAATTTTAATTGATTTAATCGGGTAAGTAATATAATCACCTACTTGATTAATTCTTTTATTTTCAACTCTATTTAATGAATACTCAATTGAGTAATTATTAACATTTTTATTAGATAAAGTAACACTCCTACCTAAATTAGCGTTATATCTAACCAATTGTGATATTAATTTTAAAGAAGCGGTAGTAGCTTGTTGAGTATTTTTACGTTGGTAACCATCACCATGATAATACCCATCTAATAAATGTTTTAATTGTTCATTATTTAAATAATCAACCCAATATGGTAATTGTTTAGAATATACATTTTCACCGAACCACATTTTAAATAAATTTGCCATTTCACTAGAATGTATGGTACAAGTTTTTGTATTATTTTTATCAACATAAGATGAATGTTTATCAATTTTAAAACCCCTTTTTATTATATCAATAATATATTCTGAAGCGTCATACATTTTAGGGTTAGTTATTTTTTGACATACATTAATTGTATCTGATTTATTATCAGAAATACTACACCAACCATCAGCAATGTAAAACCCAAAAGCGTATAATAATTCATTAGTTAATAAAACACTTTTAGGTAAAGTAACTAACCTACCATTGGTTTGTAAAAGATTGTGATTATTTTTAAAGTACTTACTTTTAAAACTTGGTATTTTTAATTCTTCTAATCTACTTATTGGTTGATGTTCACTTCTAATCGTTAAAAAATGATTCAAAATATTTAAATCTTTTGCTTCAATCCAAATAAAATCATCTAATATTTTATCATATACATATAATTTATGGTCATGTGTAACTGATAAACTGTTATTATATCCAAAAGCATTTATATCATATCTTAATTTTTTACGTTCTAATTTAGAAGTTTTATCAATTACATTTTTAAATTTACCTTTATGTGTATAAACTTTATCACCAATTTCAATTTCTTGAATCATTTTATAACCATCGTCAGTCATAACCCATTGGTCACCAAATATACATCTATCTTCCGCTTGTTCATTATCCCCTGGCACCCAACTGAATGAATTAAAGATAACCACAGTACCTTCAGTTAACGTAATACCAACACCCGCAGAAGCTATATTTCCAATAAATACCTTACATTTCTTATTGGTTTGGAATTTATCCACTGATTTTTGTTTTTCAGTTGAATTCATTCTACCATTATGTATAACGCATTGATTTCCGAAATGTTCAGCTAATTCTTCCAATTCATCAGTAAAAGTAGTAAAAATAACGATTTTTTGACCTTGTTCTATGGCATCTTCAGCTAATTCGATTGTTTTTGGTATCACTTCCATAGCAATAAACTTTCTTAAAAGACCTAATTCAACCAAATCTTTATTTAAACTAACTCGCTTACCTTCAGCCGCCTTTTTCTCTAAATATTCTTCCCAAAGGTTTTCATATTCAGCCCAACCACGTTTTGACATATCATGATACATTGTGGTAATGGTTTTATCTGGCATATCCAAAACATCAGTTTTTAATCTTCTTAAAAGGTTGTTTTTAGTTCTAATTCCTAATTCATCTAAATTAGAAGCACCATCAGTTATCCAAATCTGTCTTTTAACTCCGTTTATTACTTTATAAAATCTTTTAGCATCACAATATCTTTGAGCAAAGAACTTCCAATTATCAGCCAATGGTGATTTAACCAATTTTAATAAATTGAAGAAATCCATAGGTCTATTAGCAATTGGTGTACCTGTTAATAACCACACTTTACCGATTTGACCTTTAGAAACAATATCATTGATTAATTTGGTTCTTTGAGCTTTGGGGTTTTTAACCTTATGAGCTTCATCTAAAATCATCAAATCATAATCTTCATCAATTATATTGGTGTAACAAGGGTCACCTTCTTTTTTAGGTTTACCTATACTGTGAAAGTTTTTAAGTATTTCATAATTTATAATGGTAAACCTACCAACGTGAGACCACTTACTACCATTAATAATCGTAGCTTTTTGTTTAAAACTTTCTATTTCTCGTTGCCAAGTAATTTTCATACTCACTGGACAAATTATTAAAACTTTTTTAATATCCATTTCTAATGCAGCGATAATTGATTGATAAGTTTTTCCTAGGCCCATCGAATCAGCTAAGATTGCACCATCTCTACACGCTAAGAACTCAATACCACTTTTTTGATGCTCATATGGGTGACGGCCATCAGTGTCTAATTCTTCATATTTACCCCAATCAATTTCAATTTCACATTCAGTAAAATATGGGTCATCCAAAACCATTGTTTTTGGTAACCAATACATTTTGGATTGTTTTTGTTTTTGTGTTAGCTTACCATAAACGTGATATGTCTTTTCTTGGTCAGCCAACATTGCTTGAATTAGCATACGCTCAGGTACAAAAGATAAACTGTATTTATCTTTTAATGATTCACCTAGAAATGGGTTAATCCTAATCACACGATTTAGGACTTGTGGTTCCACATCATGAAATTTATTTATATATTCAACTTGACCTTCAGTTAAAGTTATTTTATCATTTTTTCTTAACTTACTTTGCAAGTCTTTTAAGTATGGGTTAATCCCTGTATATGTTTGTAATAAGGTTACTGCACCTCTACTCTTTATGTCTTCTAAATTTATCAAATTAATTATTTTTATAACAATATATTATATTGTTAATATACTAAATTTTAATGAAAAAGTAAATAGTTGGGACTATTTATATAATATGAAATATTTATCAATATATGATTAAGAGTTATGGGTGCAAATAGAAATAAAATACCAATTAAAAGAATCAACAAATAAGTTTTATAAAACGGAGCGTAAAACCCATTCATCGCTTTAGCGTGAATGGGATGTAAGCAACAAAAAGATTTGACTTTTAAAAATAAAGTTGTATATTTTTATTAACTCTGGTTTTGGGATGCAATCGGAGTATAAACAAAAACAAGTGGAGGTGTTGACATTGGTCGAGTCAATGAAACCCAACCCATCGGCTCTGCCGTGGGTGGGTAGTTCACATAGTCCAGATAAAGTTCATACCCACACTTAAATTGGGATAGTTATAGGAATACACCATAGGCTCATATCCAGTGGCAAGGCGGTTCGACTCCGCTTATCCCAACAAACACTTTTCAAAATTATTTTATATTTATATAAAAACATATTATGGAAAAGTTTATGAAATATTGGCAATTGATTGTAGGTGTACTTGGCGGTACATTAATAGCTGTGTTTGGATGGTTTTATACCCAAGGTCAACAAAGCAAAGAGTACGAAGGTAGAACATTTGATACCCCAGAACAAAAAGTTTATACAGTTAAAAAAGTAGAAAATTTACCAAGTCCAAAAGAAGAATGGCAAAAATATTATTTAGATAGTATAAATAATGTTAGTGCAATTAAATCTAGAAAGGTGAGGGATTCTTTAATGATAGTAGAAAGAAAAGCTAGAGAATATACAGATTCAATTAATTTATTAAATGCCGACCAGTTGTATCAAACAAAAGAAGAAGTAAAACAAATAAAAAGCGTTTTACAACGATTAGAAAATAGAAGTAATTAATTGCGCTTCCCAACGACAGTTTACGGTATTTATTGATTATAGGTGATTTAGATTTATACTATTGCGATGAAGGAAAATAAACGGACTTGTAGTTTAATTGGAAAAATCTGGCTTTCCTAAAGCTAAGACCTCAGTTCGACTCTGGGCGAGTTCACAACTCTAGATTCAGGTTCGAAGCC